GGGTTCGCACCCCCGGCAACCTCATAGCTCTCGAACATGAAGCCTCCACAGCAAGTGCATGTTGTGGGGCTTCAATGCGTGTGGCCTTCGGGGGCGGAGTCATTGCGGTTGAGGATGCGGCCACATTAGGTCTGCGGCCAGACCTGTCTGCTGTTTTGGCTGATATTCCAATGGATCGTCCATCCTTGATATCGCATGAAGGGGAGATTGGATGGTCATACGTGGCTTCAGTCAATGGTTGGTATAAGCGTGCGCCACCAGGGTATAATGATATCACCAAGGTCACGGTTCGCACAGTCATAGACTGCGGATTGTTGGAATATGAGAATGTTGCTGAAATGCTAACGTGGCAGATAGAACAGTTAGAATATGCAGTGGCCGCCTTAGCCATGTGGATGACTACGGACGTGGGGCAATATGTGTGTAAACGTCTGCCAATCTGGAAAATACCACTGAGCAGTTGGACAACGTCTGTCAAAGACTTCGGCAATGAATGCAGGCGCATGGGCCAGATATTCGGTGCTGGACCTCCTGAGATCACTTTAGCGTTCGGCATGCGACGCTTAGTGACACTGTGTGGCCGCACGCTGGACCAGGCTGACTGGGGAAAGGAAGTCAAGGACAGAACACAGGTAGGTACGCCTAAATTTGGATTTTCCGATGGGCTGGTCAGCACTGCTGCTTATCGCAAGATACGGCAGTGGGAGTTGTCGCGCATTGTTCAGGCTGCCATGCCAAGTTTGGCTAAGCGCGCAGGAGACCTGCAAGAGTACATGGATAAACGCTGGTGGACCACCCCACGTGGGACTTCTTCCTTTGGGGGAGTCATCAAGCATCAACTGAAGGAACTGCAGCATCCAATGCTGGACCTACAGATGCGGCCCATCAAACCCACTGTCCAGGAATCGCTGAAGGAGAAGGACTTGATTGAGTGGCTGCGCACGCCTCCGAGAGCTAGAGCACGCGGATCAACAAAACCTGAACCAGGGATGAAGCGTAGGGCGCTTTTGGCAGTAGATGATGTGACCGCATTCATTGCTGGGTATGCGTCTCAGCACGTGGAGACGATTACAAAGTATGCTGGAATGGTCCTACGCCAAGACCCGGCTGATGTTTCTGAGTGGGTCAACTTTGACATCGGACAGGACGTGTGGCGAGTAAGCAATGACTATTCCAATTTCAACATCCTTAATTCATTGCGCTCGATGCAGCTGATCGATCTCACCTTTGCTGATGCCTGGGCCAAGCAACCGTTACGGCTTGCACAGCAGAAGCGCCTAGCCTGCTTGTGGGTCGCGATGTCGTACAACGACATGGAGATGTCAACGCCCTTGGGTGAGCACAAAGTGTTGAACGGCCTTTGGTCTGGCCATCGCAACACTGCACGTGACAACACTATGCTGCATGTAGTGTATCTTAGTTGCATCAAGAGCATACAGCAGGCGTTATTTGGCAGAGTGGCAGACACTAGTAAACAGCGCATTTGTGGTGATGATGAGACTCTGGCTTACAATCAGTGGGCTCCGGCAGTGTGCCATACATTGGTGGCTGATGCTGCTGGGTACACCTCGCAAGTGAGCAAGGGCTTATTGTCCAAACGCCACGACGAATTCCTGCAATTAATGCGTACACCGGGACAACCACCCAAGTATCCTGTCTGTGCTACCATGCTAACCTTTTGTTCAGGAAACTGGTACAAGGATGCAGTCCGTGACATACCGTCCACTATTAAAGATATATCTGATCATGCATGGGATATGGTTCTAGGGGGCTTCAATATTGTTCTAG